GGCAGAGAACAAACTCAATCCCTATACCGCTAAGGAGTTATTGATGAAAGAATTTGAAGCAATGGAGATTTTGGAGAACAAACCTACAAAGGGTGCAGGTGGAAAACCATCCCAGCCAACCGCAGGTGCTCTGTCTGGAGCAGCTACCCAGATGGAAGCCGACGAGGCCATATCGCAGATGTTACTTGCAAAGGGAATCACTAAGACTTCCTTGAAGTACAAAGCGGAATATGACAGGATATGGGAAGAGAATAAAATCTCCGATTTGCCATTAAAGTAGAAGACAGGGGGTAAGTCTTATAATTAACATTTAAAATTTAAATTATTATGAGTTTAGCAGCAACAGTACTCAATTCCATCCGTGTCAAGAATGAATTGCTTGACAAGAATGAGCATCGTCTGAGCGAGTATGGTGCGTTCGACTTCTTTGTTCAGCAAAGTATGTCCAACCCTCTCCTTACTGACGAAATGAAACAACAGGCTATCAGAAGTATGGGTAAGACCCTCCAGATGCCTGTCATCAACTATGACGGAGACGTAAGCGTAAGCAACGTCCGTTCCTGCACCGTAGCAGATGCCGAGAACACATCCGCCCTCGCAACCGTCACCTTCGCTACCTATGCGGTAGGATTCACCGTAGTCCCTGCAATGTATTCGAACAACGAAATCGATATGCAGATGGACATCGAACGTAAGTATATGAGAAGTGCACGTGTCCTTGGCGCAGCCCTTGATACCGCAGCTATTGCAGCTCTTGAGGCCAACAAGAGCCAAGTATTCGCCGACACACTTATCTACACTGACAGTTCTGACGTTATTCAGGTTCCTTGGGCTTCAAGGGAGGATATCCTCTCCGACATCGAGCCTATGATGAACTCTAACGACTATTATGGTCGTGTACATATCGTAGGTAACACGGGCGTTCGTTCTCTTCTGAACAAACTCGCAGAGAAAGGTGATTATAACGTAGTGAATAAGTCTTTGGAATGGGCTGGCAAAGAATTCCATTTTTCCAATCGTATCGCCAATGACACTGGCAAATATGCTACCTTCTATGCGGTAGAGGACGGCAACGTAGACCTTCTGTTCCGTTATGACAGGGAAGCCGTCAATGGCACACAGACAGCCGTAGGACATTCTTGGGACATCGTAACAATGCCTTATATCAATGTCCCTGTCGGACTCCATTACTATGAGTCAGTGGGTGACCAGAGTGCCATCGCAGGCTCTACCACCGCAGACCTTACCTGCGCCAAGAAGGAATACTATGGATTCAGCGTGGACGTAGCATTCGTAGTTGCATACAACAGTGCACTTGCCACAAAGGCCAATCCTATCATCGCTGCCGAGATAGTTAGTGGTTCTACCTATGCACAGCCTGTATTCGTTGCTAATACCGACGATACACCTGTACCTACTAAGGCTATCGCCACTCCGTAGTCTTCGGACTATCAATGAAAAAGGAGGGAGGAGGTATTGCACTTCTTCCCTTTTTTTCTTAAATTTGAGGTATTATGTATGATTTAAGCACATTAATGAGTTCTTTCCGCACTCTTGTTGGGTGGGAAGACACCGATACGCTCTCCACGTCGGATAGCGGTCTGTATTTCCAAGAAGCACATCCTCTCCTGACCTTGAGGGCTATGAGGGGCATAATGCCGAAGGACTTGATAGACAGATACCCTAACCACGAGAACGGAAGGCTCTATAATCTCGGAGACAAGGTACAGTACGACGGAAAGGTCTACACCTCCCTTGTGGGTAATAACGATTACATCATCGACTCTATCCATTGGAAGGAATACGACATCCTTGAAGACTATCTTAGCACCATCACCGACAGGGGAATCAAACGTGCGGTAACCACCTTTGTCAATGAGAAGATGGCCAATCTTGAAACTAAAAATATCGTAGATAGGAGGACTCTCTTCGACGGTGCAGGTAGGAAGGAAGCCAGAACAGCCAATACGGGCAAGTTGGTGGGATTTGAGATTACTCCGTTCCGTTCTTTCGGTATCAAGACCTCCATCAACAAGGTAGGCTTGCAGATGTACGGAAACACAGGTCAGGTTACCCTTTATCTCTTCCACTCTTCCAAGTCAGAGCCTATCTCCATCAAGACGATAGACATCACTTCTGACAAAGGAAATTTCGTTTGGGTGGATTTGACTTGGACGTTACCTTATATCGGAGAAACCAACGCAGGTGGCAATTGGTACATAGTCTATGACCAGAACGCACTTCCTCCGTATATGGACAGTATCAACTTCGGACGGGATTGGTCAAGGGAGCCTTGCGGAACGTGCAACAAAGGTGATGCGCTTCTTTACCGCTTGATGCAGAAATACGTTACTCTCAGTCCGTTCTATGCAGCCGAAAGCGATTGGGACGGGAAACTCTGGGACTTGGACGATAATATCTACTGTCCTGGTGATAACTTCGGTCTTAACTTTATGTTCACCATCTCTTGCGACATTACCGACACCCTTCTCTTGGAGAAGAATCAATTTGCTCACGTCGTTCAGTTGGAGGTGGCAACGGAAGCCCTGAAGACTCTTGCCCTCAATCCAGAGGTGGCAGTGAACAGAGTGCAATCCAATGCCGAGAGGGACAGCATCCTCTTTGAGGTGGAAGGCAATGGCCAAGGGATAAAAGGGATAAAAGGTGATTTGGACAGGGCATACAAGGCTTTGTCCGTAGACTTGAAGGGCTTAGACCCTATATGTATGGGATGTCATAATCACGGCGTAAAATTTACTTCGATATAATGGCAGGTGTTGTAAGGCTGACAGACAAGTTATCACAGATAACGATGGGGGAAGGCACAGGTTGCGACCTTTTCTCATCGCTAAAGGAGTTCTTTAGTCTTCAGACCGTACAAGAAAAGATGCTTTCGCTCAATAAGGATAGGCTGGATGCGGAAGGAACCAACAGGCTTGGTGCTTCTATGCCTTCCTATTCCAATAGTTGGAAGAACAGGAAACAGAGGCAGGGACTCGGAACCATAGACCACGGGTGCTATACGTATCATTACACAGGAGCGACATTCGATGCCCTGACGGTAACACCAATGGAGGATTCCGTCTCCATCATTCCGAAGGATGCTCCGAGTTATGAGGCGTATCTGGACAGGAAGGCTTGGGGACTTACGGACACCGACTTCGAAGAGATAGCACCAGAAATGAAGAATCACGTTATAAACAGTATAAAAGACTTTTTAAATGGATAGAATACCTATAAAGACCAATCCGAAGTTGTTCGACAAGGCCGTGCTGCCGATGCAGAAGGTGCTTGCCGACATCTTGTGGTTGGATTACTCCTTCGGGATATGCGAGTCCCTTGTGGATGTCGTGGACGGAAAGAAATACACATCAGCCAATCTTTATCTGGGTGACGGCAAGTATGAACGTATCGAGCCTTGTGAGGAGTTGGGGAATTTCTCCTTCTTCTATCTGAAAGACCCGCAGTCCTTCGGGGCAAAGGATTCAAGCCTATTAAAAAGCCCTTATTCGCTTATTTTATGGTATGACCTTACAAAGGTGTCACTACCGGCGGATGAACGCAACAGAGAGGCCGTAAAGGCTCAAATAATGGATGCCTTGGATTCTCTTCATTCTCCTTACTTCACGATAGATAAGATTTACGAGAATCCACGCAATGTGTTCTCGGATTTCTCTTACGACCATACCAACAATCAATTCCTTATGCATCCCTTCACGGGAATCCGTATTGACGGAGTACTGACGGCAAGGACGGAGTGTATGCATAGAAGGACAGATGATGGTGATTCTTGTAGTTATTCATTCGCAAAATCGTTTGACTTATGATATACACTTGTCCACCACTGCCAGACGTGCCCAATATGGCTTGTGAGATAAAATACGGGCAGATACAGAAGATTGCCTTCCAGAGGATAGGGCAACGTTTCTCGCTTAATGACATCCAGACATTGTCCGCCTGGACTGCCTTTGCCGATGCGGTAGACGTATCCAAGTTAGTGGTTACCCCTTATGTGGAAGCCCCGACGGTGAACGGAGGGGACGAACTCACCTTCGGAGGTGGGAACAATACACTTGACGGAATAAAGACCGTTATGGGCATCAATCCCGTGGGAATGAGTTTCGCTTTAAGGAACTATCCGCAGACCCTCATAGCAGCCTTGAAACATCTTATGACTTACAGGGACTTGGCTTGTTACTTCTTCAATAACGCAGGACAGGTTCTTGCCCTAAGGGACGGAGGTTTCTTTTATCCCATTCCTATAAGGGCCTTCTTTGTTGGAGACCTTCAGCTTCACGGTCTGGAGCAGCCTTCAAGCAACATAATGAGCTTCTCCTTCAAAGCCAACTACTCCGACAAGTTGGCCATAGCGAAGCCAGACTTCAACCCTATTACAGACATCAAGAACGCAGACCATTATATCGGAGATGGTTCCTTTGGACTTGCGTTCGATTATTCGTATGCGATATGATACTTGATTTTGTACTGCTCGTATTACTTACGAGTCTGATAGTGAACTTCTTGCGCACCTTGGCCGAGAAGTGGGGATTCATCGAGTGGGCGCAGATAAACGCCCCAAATGACTTCTTCTACAAACTCGCTTCGTGCGCTTTCTGCCAGTCATTCTGGATTGCTTTCGTTCTTTGTACAATCTTGGCCATCGTCACAGGAGAATGGTATCTTATGGCGATTCCCGTCTTTTCCTGCAATATACAATGGTAAAAAAAGAAGCAAACGGACATACATTCACCTTTTATGACAGTGTGGAGGACTTGCCTGTAACGCAGTTCCATAAATATTCCCGTTACCTCTTGGTTGAGAGTGGGATAGGAGATACCATACAGGACATAGACAAGCATATCACTAACATAATCAATTTCTTGGGCGATACGAGGAAGGCCCAACAGGAGTTGCTCAATCTAAGGCATTGCCTTTATGTGGTTGCCACAGAGCAGGACATACACAACAAAGCCACCCTCTGCCTTGTAAGGGACGTGGACGGAAAGAGATGGGACGATTTCTCCGATAGTGGTTTGCAGACCTTGTACGAGATGGTGATAGACGCTTCGCAGAAGGAACTCAACGAGTTGGCTTCTTCCATAAGGAACGCCATAGATGAAAACCTCTTGCAGTATTTCCCTTATGTCTTTGAGGATGCTTCGCAGAAGAACTATACCGACCTTTTAAGGCAGAAGGCAATGTTTCAGATAATGGCGATAGTGAAGGGAGAAGACAACAAGGATAAGATTAAAGATGTAAACCAGAAAATCTTCGCTATGCAGAATCCGAAGGGATTCATTGGACAAGAGAGCGAAGAGGTGAGGTTCGACAAGCAGTTTGAGGATATGTGCCTTCTTATGGCAAAAGAGTTCGGCGGTGGGATAAAGCAATATACCACTATGGAGTTCTATACTGCCTTTGAAAGGCTTACCAAGCAATATAACGAGGTTAAGAAATTTAAAAACAAAAGAAGATAATGGAAAATCCTGTTAACTATAACGACCTGTTCTCCCCTACATTGCAGGGTGATATTGATGGTCTTATTACAAAGGTGAAGGAGGTGGAAACCACCCTTACCAATATGATTGCGACTCTTACCCCGAAGGCGCAGGAACTCGCCAACGCCCTTAGTGGGAGCAATAGTGCCACAAGTGCTGGAAGAAGCGCAACCAAGACCGCAGCGGCAGAAGTGCAGC